ACGTTGTATCGAGATTGACAGACAAGCGCGGCGGCGCTGATTACCGACTGAGCCGCCAGCGCAGGAGACATTTGGACAATGTCTACAATCGCCGCGATCGCTGCCCCGATAGTCGGGCTCAGAGCGTCGACCGGAAATTCCCCCGCCTCACCGACACTAGCCCTAAGCGGGATCGGTTGCGGTATGGCGGCGCTCGCCTCACCATAGGATTCATCGAACATGCCGCTCATTCCCCGGTCGCCAGGGCGTTCGTGCTTTCGGGTATGAAATCGGCAGCCCGCTCAACCATGGGCTTGCCGCACAGCTGGTCGTTGAAATCCTTAAACCGGCGATCGGGAAACATCGTCTTGACCGACAGGCCGCGTTCAACCAGCCCCGCTACAGCCTTGCACACCGCCGCATGCCCGGCCGCGTCATTCTGCCCCGCGATCACCACCGATCGCACCAACGGCGGATAATCAACCGCGACCATCATCGCAGTCCCGAGCGCGACCCCCACGGATCGTCCGGGCATTTCCTGCGCCAGCGAAAGCCCGTCCTCCGGTCCCTCCGTGACGACCCATTCGTCCGGCGCCCCATCCGACAACAGCACGACTGATCCACGCGGACGCCCGAGGCTCAGCTTCGACTTCTTGCCCCAGCGCTTGGACATGCCGTCATCGGACAGAAAGACACGCTGCACCCCGACAATCGCCCCAGCACGATCGCGAGCCGCGAAGATGACCGCCGGGTATGGCTGTTTCCACCGTCCGTGTTCGTCCCGGCCGGTGGGCACGACACCGAAGCGCACCGAAGGTGGCAACGGCATGGTAATGCCCCGCACCTCGCGCAGATACCGTTCAGCCAGCGTGCCATTTGGAACTATCGACCGATCCCAGATCAGCTGCGCATCGGCGATGGCCGCGCGTCGCAACGCCTCGTCCTCTTCCGCCGCCTTGGCGCGCTGCGCAGGGTCGACGGCTGGTAACTCGGCAGCGCCAAGCCAACGAAGCGCGCCTTTGAAATCGCACTTCTCGACCTGCATGACATATTGGATCAGGTCGCCAGTCGCGCCGCACCCGAAGCAATAATAGGTGCCCTTGGCGTCGTTGATTTGCATCGACGGGCTTTTTTCGTCGTGGAAGGCGCACAGTGCGCGCCGTTCCCCTTTCGAGCCCCGATGGAGCTTGCGCGTCCGCTGCACGATGTCCGACAGATTGAAGCGCAGCTTGGCGTCCTCAACGACCTGGCGAAAGGCCGCGTCGCGCGCCGCCGATCCTGACGTAGGGCGATGCCCACCGCGCATCAGGCGAAAGCCTTGGTGTGACCGCAGACTTCAGCCAGCGTCACACGGCCTTTTGTTTCGCGAACGATGGCCTCGCGGATGACCGCTTGGCGAGGAACACGGCCATTGGCATAGCGCGCAACGACACTGGCATTTGCGACGCCGATCCGGCTGGCAAATGCGGCTAAGGGGGTGTTGGTCTCTGCCAACCATTCACGTAGCTGCATATCCGCAAGGTATCCGATTCGGACACCAGTTGCAATATCAGACACATGCCGTTCCCCAGATAAGATATGTGTCCGTTAACCATGAAAATCGTTTTCATCCGTATCCGGATCGGATAAGCGTCGCCTCGACGGATACAGGAGCCATGTCGTGGATATTTATGACGCTGAGAACGAATTGACCGCTGGCGCGCGGATCAAGATTTTCCGCAACGCTTACGGACTCTCCCTCGAGCAGCTCGCTATCAAGGCTGGAACCACTAAATCCACAATTTCAAAAATTGAACGCGGCACGATGGCCGTTACCGAGGAATGGGCCAAGCGTATTGGTGCCGCTTTGGATGTAGAGCCAGGCAAAATTTTTGGGACGGCCCCTTTGCTCGACCCCGAAAACGAAATAATCGAGGTGCCAATCATTGGCGTCATCTCAGCCGGTTCTTGGCGAGAGGCGGTAGAAGATCCAATTGGCCATATTCGCGCGATCGGAGCGGGTCGCAACGTATTCGCCCTTCGCTCCGATGGTGACAGCATGAACCTGCTGGCTCCGGAAGGCGCCTATGTCCTGATTGATCCGAACGACCGCGAGCTACACGATGGCCGGGTATATGCCGTGATGAATGGCGACGGTGAAACGACCTTCAAGATTTTCCGAACCGGGCCCGCTCGACTCGAACCCCGTTCTACCAACCCAGGCCACCATCCAATCATCCTTGGCGACGGGTTCTACCAGATTATCGGCAGAGTGACGCAAATCATCCAAAAGCTATAAATTTCCGGATCAGACACTTTTGGGGCTTGACCTCGTGTCCGAAATGGATACCTTGTCGATATCAGGTGACGGGCTGACGCCTAAAATCTGAGTATCGCAGGGTTCGGATAGACGCGTTTGTGCCATATCGGTGCCAGCGCCTGCCGATCCTCCCTGCTTCATCATTGCAGGAGGTAGGCTTATGGCCGCCGTTACCAGTCGCGCACCCCGTGTGTTTGCGAAGCATACGAGCATGTCCGCAGCAGCGCTGCGTTACACGACGCCGGACCACAATTTTCCGGCCGCCTGGCAACAGATTTGGACCGCCTGCGGCGGCAAGTTCTACGAAGCCGACGGTCAGTGCACCACCGCCATGCCCGCAGTTGATGAGCTTTCCGCTCAATCGCTGCCCGCTATCGGCTTCCACCTCGATACGGTTGACCAACAGCGCGGGGCTTTAACCGCCCTGTCCGCAGTCGCGTTTCTTGCTGGTCCCGGAGCATTGCGCGCCGTCGTCGCGAATGAAGGGCATGACCCCGTCCCTGATAGCGCCATCGAAACTTCGTGGGACCTGTTCAAGGTCGCAGCAGTGACGCTGCTTAATACTGACCTCCGCCCGGGAGACGAAAGTGTTCTGGACGAACAGATTATCGCGGCTGAGAACGAAATTCTGAACGCGACGCCTCAGACTTTACGCGGCACTATCATCCAGCTTTGGACCGGTCTTTATCAAGATCCGGGCAACCTTCCCGCGCCAGATTTTCATTACCCCGGCTCACCGGGCGTTCGAACGGTCGAGCGGGCCATCTTGGCAGAGGATTTTGCGAAACTGGACGAATGGGAGCGGGCAGGCCTGTTCGATTGGAGCGTCCGCTTCCTGGTCCGCGCGCTTGTCTCTCTCTCGCGTGTGGAAGCCTGAGCCATGGATGATCCGCGCTACATCTACCTGCACGAGGAAGCCATCGCCTGCGCGGCGGCAACCCTCGATGCAATCCGCCGCGGCAATTATTTCGGGACTACCCCGAGCGATCCCGACGCCCGCGACCTGCATAACCACGGCTGCTGGCTGCTGGCGATGCTGACCGACCACCTCAGCGAGCTTCAGGCGCAGATCGATGCCCTGAGCGACAGCCAGAAGCAGGAGGGCTGACCCATGACCACGGAAACGACCCGTCGCGCCCTGTTCGGGGGTGCTGGTATCGTCGCACTTGCCGCCGCTGCGCCAGCGCTGTCCGGCGCCGTGCCACCGCCTACGAAGTTGCTCAATCGCCGCGATTGGGACGCGGCCTTCGCAAAGCTGCAAGCCGAGCTGGCGCGTGACCGCGCACTTGATGCCCGCCACAGTGAGGCTCAGGCGAACGGCACGCTGACGGAGGAACTCGAGCAGGAATGGTCAGATAGCATCGATCCGCTTTGCGTAGCGGAGTGGGAGCTATTCGCCACGACGGCTCCCGACCTGGCCGCGCTCGACTGGAAGCTCAAACACCTCGCGGACCATGGCCTGATAGACGAGGATAACGTCGAGCAACTGCGAGCCGATATTAAGCGCCTCTTCAGCATGGAGGGCCGCTGACATGGCGACCGTGGAAAGCGAGGCCTTTCGCCAGCTAATCGAAGCGTCGGACGTGGCGAACCGCCAGTTCAACGCGTTGCCGTCCGATTTCGAAGACACGAACCCGGACGATTACGAAGTGGAAGAGCGCCGGATGATCGCAGCGTGTCACAACGCCGATCGGGCATACCCGACCAACTGGGCAGAGTTCCTTCGCCTCTTTGACCACATGTCCTACAACGGGGGCGCGTCGGTCGATGAGGATAACGCCCGGCGCCTGATCGAACATGGCCGCCGCCTGCTGGCAGCCCACCAGAGTGAGGGCGCGTGAAATGCGTGCCCTTGCCAACCGCATTCGCGGACTCTGGCGACGTCTCGGGCCCGGTGTCGAAATCAACCGGGACGACGCCTTAATCGAGCGGTGGGACGCAACAGCCGTGGGGCCTGGCCGCGCGATCGCGTTCGAAGGCTTCGGTATCAGCTTCTCGCTGTTCATCGGCCGCACGCCGCCATTCCAACCGAAGAATACCGACCGCACCGACCAGCTTTCGCGCTGGTATGCAGGGGAGGATTGCTGACATGACCAATACCCCGATCCGTCAGTTGATGGAAATGCTCCAGACTGCCGAAGAGCGCAACGATGCTGTACTGACGACCCCACACGAGTGGACCCGCGATAGCGATAGCCGTATCTGGTCGCGCCAGCTGAATGGCCTGATGGCGGCGATTGTCGCCGAGCCCCCGCAGGACATTTTCGAGGTCTTGGCGGTGCTCGAGGTCCTGCACTCAATAACGCAGGCAGAGTTCGATGAAATCGAGCTGGCGCGGGACTCGGCTGGCGCCGAAGTCAAGCTGAACGTGCTGAGCGAAACTGTGCACATCGCCTTGTGCAACGTCATTGCTCGGCTCGGGCACGTCGTGGAAATGGATTACGACAAGGGGCCCAGCATCAACCGTGTCGAAATCGACTTTTACCCCAATCAGATGAAGCGCTGGCTTCGCGTGCCTGATCCGCTCGCACCCACCGTTGGCCTGGGGGAAGCGGCATGACCCAGCGTCCCAAAAATTGCCGCAGCTGCGTGTGGTGGCGTGAAAGCGCCTCTACACGCGCAGAGAAGACTACGGCGCTTCGCGACCCCGATATTGGCACCTGCCAAGCCCGGCCGCCCTGGGTCTTCATCGCGCCTAATGGCGAGGCAATCAGCCTCTTTCCGTCCACCCATGCCGATCGCTTTTGCCGCGACTGGCAAACCCGCAACGAGGTGCCGCTATGAAGCTCGCAGGCGCTGACCAGCAGTTTCACTACGTGAAGAGGGGCGTACAGGAAAATCCCTTACCCGAGTGGCTTACGCCGTTCGTCGTGGGCGGATTGATTGAGCCGAACGGCTCGTGCCTGCTGCAATCCCGCTTTGGCCAGATGCGGATGCACGTCGGCTATGTGGCGATGCGCGTCGGGTCGTTCGTCTATGCCTATCATGCCTCTGAGGCGGCACAGCGGCTTGCCGAGATACTGACGGAGGCGGAGCCGTGCGCAACCCTGCCCAAGGACCGCGAAACGCTGGATAGCGAGGCTGGCCGCGTGGATCGATCGGATGACACGGACGACGTTTCGTATCGGGCACGCGGGCAGACGCCACCGCCACCCGCCCGCCCGGCGCTGAAGGATGATCGCCGCTATGCGCCCATGAAGGGTATGCCGCCGTCGATCGAAAACCGTCACCCATCCGAACTGCGGATTGACGACGGCTATCAGCGTTCGATCGACACTGGCCCGTCTCAGGCGCTGATCGACCGCATAGCGCGCAATTGGGACTGGCGGATGTGCCTGCCCCTGGTCGTGTCGAAGCGTGAGGACGGATCGCTGTACGTGATCGACGGACAGCACCGGCTTGCCGCTGCCCAGCGGCGCAATGACATTCCCTTCCTCCCGTGCTGCGTCAGCGTTTACGGTAGCGTCGAGGACGAAGCCGCGATGTTCGTCGCCATGAACCGGCAGCGGCGCCAGATGAACCGGCTGGACGACTTCCACGCCGCTCAGGCAGGCGGCGATGAGGAAGCCACGGCGATCGCCGCGATAATCCATAGCGTCGGCTTCACCGTGTCGCGCAAGACCGGTTCCGCAACATGGGTGCCCGGTGAGGTGGCGTTCACCAGCGCCATATCCTCCGTGCGCAAGCGGCATGGTGACGGCATTGTTCGCGACGCCCTCCAGATGATGGCCGATGCCTTCCCGGACGAACGCCTGACCGCCGGGTCGTCCATTTTCCAAGCGCTGTGCCGGATCATGGTCGCGCCGCCCGAGCCGATCGATACCGACCGGCTGCACCGCGCACTGCTCAAGTTCAACATGAAGGAATGGGCGGACCTGCTGAAGGGCGCGAAGGGCGGTGACCACCGCGCGCAGATCATCCGCGAAATGCTTCTGATCGCTTATGACGAGGTAGCAGCATGAGCCAGCCTACCGACGTGACCGCCATCAAGGGGCCGTACACCGTACGCTCCGCCAATCAACGCCGGATCGTGAAGCACGGCCGGTTCAGCCAGGCCGAATCCGAAGCCTTGCGCCTTGCCCAAGCAAACCCCGGTGCCACGTTCGTTATTTGCCAGGAAGTGGCGACGGTCGGACCCGCTATGCACAGGAACCCCCGCACATGACCAAGGCGACCGCTCCGATGATCAAGTCACCACCCACTACGGCTTATGCCGTAACGCAACCCATCAAAGGCCCGTCCTTCCTCGTCTTCCGACGGCAGGGCAAAAGGATCCGTAAGGAAAAGCGGAATGACGCCCGCCCCCCTCGCTTTCGGCACCCGACATTTGAAGCTGCGCAGACAGAGGCCGCACGCCTCGCCAGGCTTTACCCTGAATCTACGTTCGTCGTCATTTGCGAGATGGTGACGGTAAAGGCTCACATGCTTGACGGCCTGCGACCAAAGGAAAGCGAGCGGCATGACTCGATTTGACCAAGGCCCAATGGCCATAGCCGATCGCGCGCTATCGCTTTCCAGCGATGGCAGCCAAACCGAGACGCAGGAACGTCGTGCCCGGCGGCTTTTCGATGAAATGGCGCGCAACATCGGCCGGGAGGCGGTCAACCATCTCAAACAGATGTACGGCCATTTGCTGACCGATCAGGCGCGCCAGTCGAAGAGCTGGGAAACGTCGCTGACCAACCACATCCGGAACGACATCAACTGGCGGATGCGCCCGCTGTTGATGGCCATGATCGCCATGCACCGCGAATGGGAGGAAGAGCAATGACGCCGTCAACAGCCACCGCCGCCGCCATCGCATGCCTATGCATCGGTGCTTTTCTCGTCGGGATCATCGCGCGTGAAATTGTTGACGGCTTACTGCGCCGCCGTACGATCGAGAAGGGAGAGCCGAAATGATCGACCGCAGCCGGGACAATCTACTGCGTCTCCGGGACGTGACGGCGCGGACGAAGCTATCCCGCACCACCATCTATCGCCGGATCGCGGCGGGCACCTTCCCGCCGTCGACACCGATCAGCGCGGGGCTGGTGGCCTGGTACGAAACCGATATCAATGAATGGATCGCCAACCCCATGGGGTGGCGGGCAGCAGCCTGAGGGGCACAGACAATGGGTGAGGCAAAGCAAAGGCGTGCAGCGCAGGCGAACATGGTGTGGCACCACACCAGCATTCTGCGAACGAACCTAATATGGATGTCAGGCGTGATAGACCTTGAGGGACGATCAAAAGGCGTCCTGCACCCCGCGTTCGGTGAGATATACACCGACGCCGGTTTCCGCCGCCCGATGCAGGATTTTCCAGCGCTGGCGTGGTTCACGTCGGACATCAACGTCCCTAAGTGCCTCCAGCACTTCGACCTGTACACCACTGATCACGATACAGGCGAGTCGAAGAAAATGGATCTCGGGCCCGATGCCGCCGCAGCGTTGGTCATGAACAGAATGGCCCTGGGCTTCCGCACCTCTGATATCCCTGTCGTGCCATGGCCTAGCCATCGAGGCTACGACACTGGCGAGGGCCGCGAACTGAACGAGAGCGCGCGCGACGTCGGCGATGACCCGGACCTCTGGTGGGTATCGGAAACCCCGGTCGACGTGCTGAAATCGTCCGACATTCGAGGTTCCAAGTCCATCATGGGCCTCAAGATGGAACGACTGGACGGGTATCTGGCAGAGGTCCATGGTATGGTGCGCCTCTGCCGCGCCATACCCGGCACGGTGATCCCGCCAACATGGACAGGATCAGCCGCACACAAGGCATTGATCAAGTCAGGCGGGATGCACAAAAGCCTGCGCTAGTCCCTGTCGTACATCGGCCCAAAAACGCCAGCGTCATTCATGGCTGCGTAAACCTTTTTCATGGCCATGGCGGTGTCTTGGGAGACAAAAAGGGATGATCGCTTCCCATGAGGCGAGCCGAGAAAATAGGGGTGCATCGTTTCCCACGTCTCCCCTACTTCTGCATGTCGCCAGCTGGGCAATTCGCGCTCCATCATCAAGGCCACCGCCACCCGCTTCGGGATCATGTGGTTTTCGTCCAATGGATCGTTCCAGTCGCAACGAACTAAGATGGCCGTCGTGCCCTCGTTATAGAATTTACAGTCAAGCGCCTCTGCCGTGACGTAAGCTGGAATCTTAAACTCATGGACCAGCTTGCGGCTTAGTTCTTGGACTGAAGCAATAACGTCTTGCCCGTCACCGTATGGGCAGGTCACGAAGCCATGCGCGAAATAGCGGGTGTGATCCAATCCGACATAGCCCTGAGCGCGGCCCGGTGTCGTATGCGGATGGCGGTCGGGGTGGCTAACCACCAAAGGGTGCCAGCTCGGGTAATCGTCAACGGCCGGGCCGCATTGCTCGACAATCTCCGCGAACACCTCTTCCGCTCGGTTACGGACCTCCACCGGGAAACCCCGTGGGATCAGATAATTCTTGGTTCTTGCCAGCCGTTCGGCTGCGGCCTCTTCAGCGCGGAATGCCATGACGCTTTCTCCTTACGCATGGTATTTATACCATGCGCATGAAATGTCAATATCGTGCGCAATATTAATCATTGACGTTCGGGCAAGCCATCGGGGTATTGCCATTAGCGATACCCCATCCTGTTCACTCCCCCCGGCGCGGCCCCTCCAGCAGATCGTTTGCCCGCACCATCCCATCCATCAGCAAGTCAGACCATTCTTGCGCCAGTTCGCGCCGCCGCTCCATGTGCCCGGCGCGGTCATAGGCCGCCTTCACCTTGTTTTCGGGGACGTGCGCCAGCATCAACTCAATCACGTCATCGTCACCGACGCGCTGCCGCCGCTTTGCCAGCGCGTTCATCGTGGTCGAGAATGACGATCGCCAGCCATGCGGGACATGCCGCCCGTGATAGCCGACACGGTTGTATAGATACCCGATGGCATTTTCGCTCAGCGGCCGATGGCTATGGCGCTGGCCAGGAAAGACCAGCCTGCCCCGGCCGGTGAGACGGTGCGCCGCGCGCAGCACGTCTACCGCCTGCCACGACAGGGGGATGAGGTGTTCGAAATCTTCCTCATCCTTCAGGTCCATCACGAGTTTCATGCGCGCCGCCGGGACGCGCCATAGCGCCAGGTCGGGCCCATACCGTTGTCCGGACCAGTCGATGCCCTCAAATTCCGACCACTCCGCCCCACGCACCATACCCGGCCGGGATTGGGTCAACGCCAGCAGTCGGGATGCCAGCTTCGTCACCGGAGATGCCCCGGACGATTCGGCGGCGATCAGCACTTGGCGCGCCTCTGGAACCTCGGTGATGGCGGGCTGCTTACCTTTCTTCGGCAGCGGCTTGAGAGCCTTCATCACCGCCGCCGCCGGGTCGACCGAAACGACGCCTTCCGAGATATAGAGGGCGTATACCCCCGATATGCGCTGACGCAGGCGGCGGGCGGTTTCGATTGACCCGCGATCTTCGACCGCACGCAGCACCTCAAGAACCTTCGGGGCATCGATCGCCGATAGGGCTTTTCCCCCAATCTGGGGAAAAACATCACGCTCGAGGCTCGTGATCACATCTTCGGCATGGACGGGTGCCCACCTGCCCTTCTGCATCTCATGCCAAGCTCGCGCCGCCTGCTCGAACGTAATCTGCCGCGCCTCTTCGACGCGCTGCTGATCACGCGCTTCCTGGGCACGCTTGCGGGCGCCCGACGGGTCGATGTGGTCGCGGATTTGCCGCCGGGCAGCGTCGCGCCGATCGCGCGCCTCTGACAGCTTCATGTCCGGGTACGGCCCGAACGTCAGCAGCTTTTCCTTGTTGTCGAAGCGGAATTTCATGCGCCAGGATTTCAGCCCCGACGGCGCGACATAGAGGAACAAGCCTCCCGTATCTGCCATCTTATATGGCTTGTCCCGCGCAACCGCTTTCTTAACCGCCGCGTCCGTCAGCATCGTACCCCGACCCTCCAAGTCGATACCCCACATTGTGCCCCCCGATACCCCGCGCTTGGGGTGAACAAATGGGGACCACCTGGGACGAGCCTTAGCCGAAAACGCACGCAAAATCAGCCCCTGAGGGACTGATAAGGTTCGATTGAGATGGGTAAATGGCGGAGAGGGAGCCCGTCACAAGATATCAACAAAATGGCTAATTTCCGCCATTCCTGACCGCTGGTCATGGTATCGTACCCCGACATATACCCCTAGGATAAAATTTGGATACTGATCAGGGATTCTAACCCCCGCTACCGCGCAGCGGTAATATCCGATCGTCCGCCCCGATCATATACCAACCTGTTTCCAGAACAAAGGAAGAACGTTATATTAGGGGTATCAGACGATTCGGAAAGGATTGCCCCATGTCCTTCACTTCCACCCTCACCCGGCAGGAAACGTTCGGGGAATGGCTACTCATACAGGTCGACCGGCACGGCCCAATAGGCGAGCTAGTCAAGGCCGCGAAGGCTGACCGTAGCTTTCCCCGCACCGGATCGCCCGACGACGTGCGTAAGCATCTGAACAAGATGCAGGCTGATGGCGACATGTTCGAAGCCGTGGACGACGCGGAAACGGACTGGCTATGCTACTGAGCGCCGCATCCGATGACGACAGGATCGTCCCGTTCCCGCGCGACGGGTTCCTGATCGGGAATCATCACTGCCGTTGCCCTGGGCCCGAACACCACCTGATGTGCTTTCTTCCCGCTGGCCACGAGGGCGGCCATGGCTGGGCTGACTGGCGGGGATGCCGGGTGTGGGTGCCTGGCCTTCAGCGCACCGTTCCATTCCAAGGCTTTGCGTCATGACACCAGACGACCACCAATTTCCACCCTATCCTCAGGTTGAGGATCTACCGGCCGGTCTGACGGAAAGGGAGCTGCACGAATTTGCCTTCCGGCTCATGACGGAGCATGGCGAGGCGATTGGCGATTATCTGTTTGCAGCCGTCCGCCAATCTCGAGATACCGAGACGACAATGCGCTGGGCTCGCATGGCGGAGTTGATCCAGCAAATTTACGGATCGCCTATCACCCTCACCTATCGGGCTTGCGATCGCATCGCAGCGGAGCGTGGTAGTCCGGTTGAGACGAAGCATTAAGGGTGGGTGAAACGCCCTCCCCCCGGCGCTGGAGCGGGTTGAGCGTAGGGTTTGATCGACAGATGTGTCGATCATAAGCCTCGATCGACTGGCCTGACGGTCGACCCCACGATACCCTAAGTTAAACTTAGGGTATCGGCGCGACGGGCTTGGCGCATATCCGTCAATGGTCCATTGTGCCTATTCACAACCAGGATGGCGCTCATGGACTTGTTCGAACTGCACTACATTGATGGCCGGCCGGTCATGTTCGAGCGCAATACCGTACTTCTAATTGAGCCCCATGTGTCAGGATCAGGCACCTTCTTGCGCCTTGGACCGATAGAAAGGCCAACGGAAATTCACGTTCGCGAAGAATATGACTTCGTGAAAACGGAGGTAACCATGTCTGCGATGGATCGGGGGATACGCAGCTTCCTCGAGAGGCGACAGGCTACCGAGCCTGAAAGTGCCTAACCTGCAAAGAAAAGCGCATTTCGTTGACATGTCAGGCGAACGTGTAAGCGATCGTTACATGTTGAGGGTGACACCGTAGCGCCACCCTCTGCAAAGCCCGATGCCGACGCAGAGCGGGGATACCTAAACATGTATGGTAGCATACATGCTAACGCCAGCTATTCCACCGACTTAGCGGTAGCCGCCACAATGATCGGCGCGATCTTTCGCGTCAGGCCAGGCGCTACCAGCGTCCCCACGATGATAGCCGCCTGCGGGTTCTCCTTCACGACGCGCACGATGGATTTCAGCGCCTTGCCGAGATTCAGTTTCATTGCGGTTCATTCCCTTTCATTGACTGCTTCTCAACCAGCGCCGCATTCTTCTCCGCCAGCTCGCCACCGCCCTTAGTCGCGGCGTAGGCCCACGACACCATGCCGTTCACGAAGGCGGTCCCGACGATTAGGGTCATGATCGTCTTGAAATGGTCGTCTTTGTGCAGGTCGGGGTAGGCTGCGTACATCCACAGGACCATGACCGAGAGGCCGTAGACGCCGATGCCGATCCAGCCGCGTGCATCGGGGAGGGGGAGGCGGGTCACAGCGCCTCTCCATAGATTGCTGCCGTCTGATCGGTCCCGCAGGCCATGCAGCGCGTAATAAACCTGCCGTCGCCAGCGCGCTTATAGACGCTCATCGCCTCGCAGCCGCAAAGGCAGCGGAACTCAGCGTCACCAACCTGCGGCCCAAATGGCCATTTGACCGTGCCTTTTGGCAGGTCGCAGGAAGGGCACTGCAAGCCGGTGTGGACGCCCATCGGCCCGATCCCCTGCCATTCGTGGCGGCATCCAAGACAGACGCATGCGCCCTGCCAATGCGGCTCCCGTTCTGCACGAGCAGCGGCTAGGGATATCACGCTCACATCACACCCCCGTCCCGCAGCGACTTTTCAAATACCTGCGCATAATCCTCGATGTCGTCAGCCTTGTCCTGAATGTTCACCAGATAGCGGGCGTTGATGTACTGTGCGCGGGTCGCGGTGCCGCGCATCGGCAAGCGCTGCGCCATCGTCTTGCCCTGCGCGTCGTACCAGCCTTCTTCCATTCCCCGGCGCAGCGCAAAGGCTGCAACGTCGGGCCGCATGGCGAGATCTGGGTTCGCCAGAATTTCACCGGGCTTCGTCAGCCCGGCCGCTGCCGCTTCCGCGTCGAGGCGAGCGTAATTGCGCTCCCACGTCGTCTGGACATAGCCCCGGCCATACCAAGGCCAGTAGCGCAGGTTCTTCTTGCGCCACGCCTCCGACAGATTGAACGCCTCTCGCACCGGCTGCATCGTCTTGGCAGTTTCATGCCAAGCGGTCGCCAGCATGTACGCCTGATGCGACAGGGGCGCGCCGTCGATCGCGCTCAGGATATTTTCGAACCCGTCGACTTGCGATTGGGTCAGCGGGCCCAAGCGTGCGCGGACGGTCTTGTAGAAGGCGGCGCGGTTCATTGTTCCCCTCCATCCATGCCCTTCACTTGCGCGCGAAGGACTGTGATCTCATCCTGCAGGCGCTTGATCTCATCCGCCTTGGCCTGTTCACTGCGATAGTGATGCGCCAACGCGATGCCGATGAGACCGGTGATGACGATCGCCTGCGCCAGCGTGCGGAACAGCGTATTAGCAACCGTGCTACTGACAAATGCGGTGAGCGTGATGACGTAGAACGACAGCGCGAACAGAGCGACCGTAGGCCATTCGTCTATGAGTTTGCGGTGAGTCATTCTCCGGCCCCACTCAATCGATCCAGCGAAGCCACAGCGGCTGCGATCAACGGACTAGTCGTCTGACCTTCGACCCGAATGGCGCTTACCTGAACCTGGATAAGTTGCTTCTTCAGGCTCTCGATCGTCGCTTGCTGCTCCTGCACGCACACATTGAGCCGCTGGACTTCCGCCTGCATTTTTTCCTGCCCATCCATGCAGGCCTCATGCCGCGCATCAGCCGCCGCGATCTCACGAGTGAAGCGGGCGGTGGCGTCCTCAAGAAGCTGTCCCATCCGCTCTTCGACTTTGGACTGACGGTTGGCGAGTGCTTCCAAGACGGCGGGTAGGCCCTTCCACCAACCGATAAGGCTGATGGCGACGAGCACCCAAATGCCAGCGCCACCTGGCGTCCAGCCTTTCGAGATGAAGGGAAGTAGCTCCTCCATTACCTACGACCGCGTTTTGCCAAATGCTGCGCCAGACGGACGCAGAAGATCGCGGCAAACGCCATAAAAATAAGTGATCCTAAGCCAGACACCCGGTCCTCCCAAAGCATAGACGCAGGCCAGTTGCGCGAGGAACGTCAGGTCCAGCGCGCGGTCATAAACGTCCCATTCGATCAGCCCGAAATCGCGGACGGTGTGGAAACACTGCTGGATCGCCAGTAGCGCGAAGATGGTCCAGCCCCACCAAAAGCGACGAAGCGACCAATCCAGTCGCCAGCCACTGGTCAGCACGAAGGCCCCCAGCAAGGCATCAGTAATTGGCCACAGATGCTCGCTTTGCAGGGGCAAGCCGATCGACCACAGAAGCGAAGCCGGAGGCCATGGCGACCATGCCAACAGGTATAGCGCCCACGCGCCTGCAATGGCTGTCATGACGCCCGTAGCTGCTCTGCGGTGCTTGGGAGGAGCGTGCAGAGCAAACACGTAGGCCATCGCGACCAACGCCATGAACAGCCAGCGCATTTACGGGCGCCGGGGAGGCTGAGGGGGAGGCGTCGGACCGCCACCTCCGCCGCTATCGGCCGTGTCCGGAACCTCATCACTCAGCGTCACGATGCCATCGTCTTGGCACTCAGCCCGAAAGCGATCGCGTAGCTTGTCGCGCTTCGCTTCATCCGTCTCGGTTGCTATCTGCTCTGCCAACTGCTGGCAGTGCTGCGGGTGGTCCATCACTTCACTCCTGACCGGGTAGCGCCGGTCGCGCATTAGGGATGGCCGATGACGTTGCCGTCGCGAAGAAATCGGCGCCAATAGAGCTTGTTCAAGTCCATGTTTCCGGCAGGCGTCGCTACACTGCCGTCAAATTTCAGCAGGTCCACATAGAGCATAGCCCAGTTGTTGGCCGCAGATCCGTGAAGCGCCTCGTTGATACCCGGAGATTTTTTACGGGTGTTGAAGCCTTGCAAAGTCTCAAATGCCTGATCACCAGTAAGCGAGGGCATCAGAACGAACGGGTACCCGTTGGCACCGTCAATGACGATACGGCCATAGTTATCTTGGCCGCCAAGCTGAACAACTGCATCGGCCGTATTGGGGCCGACGATGTCCTCAAGTTTGAGGTCAAAGCCCCCACGGTAGTTGGCGGCGCTGTCGGTGCGCAGCGCGTAGCTCGCTACCGTTCCCGCCCCAACAACACGTCCTCCAATAAAGAAGTCACTGACGGACAAGGGAGCAAATGTGCCGTCATTCAATGGGACCGCACCATCAGCCCCCGCCACGAGAATAATCGCCTGGCTCAGCATCGGCCGATCAACGCCAGTGACGCAATTCTCTGCGTACAGGCCCTCAACCCGCGCCCCGCGCGAGCCGAGAGTGTTGAAACTATCACTGCCTTCCGTAACGAAATACACCGCCGCAGCGCTTGACCGGATGATAGTCGGGTTGCGGTGGATGCTGTCGAGGCAGCCCAGCACCGAAAGGCCCCGAGCCTTCACGTCGATCGCCCGCAGCCCGTAAGTGTGAATACGCTTATTGATCGTGCCTTGATAATTGTACGAAACAGCCGCGAAACCGTCATCGCCCACGCCAATCGAGACAGGGTTATAGAACGTCAGGTCCTCGCAGCCGTCAGAGCAGTGATGCCCATCCGCGTACGAATAAAGCGCGCGCGAATTGCGGATAACACCCCGCTTGGCTCCGGCAAAAAAGATCGCGGCTGCGCCGTGCCCCTTACCGGCCTCAACCCGGCCCGCCTCGACGTTTTCCAGCACGAAGTCGGTTGCTGTGATGAAAATACCACCGTCCGTTGCGTCCGCGCTGGTTCGCGCCGCAGCCGCCCCAAGGTTGGTGATGTTCTTCCACACGCGGCCCGAGCCGCTAAGCTGGAGCGCGTTGCTCGATCCGGCGCCAACGAACGAGCATCCCTGACCGTCGAAATCGACCGCGATAGGAAGCGGTGCGTCCTTGCGATATGCCGCGTCAGGGTGAGCGGTGATCTTGAGGCCGTCACCCGCCGCATCAGAGAATGCGCGCTGCAGCTTGGAGGTTTGGCTTGCGGTCGTGAACGGGTCGACTGCCGACATATACGCCAGCGTACGCGGGATTGAGCGATCCAGCGGCAAGGCGATGTTGACGGTACGGCTATATGCGATGCCATTAGCCTGCTGCAGCACCCATCCACCAACGGTCTGCGACGGGTTGTTATACGGTCCGTCCGGGTGCGGCGGGTTATCCGTATCACCAACTAAGCGCGCTGACTTGCGCGTCGGGTCCGACGCTTGCATCTCTGCATAGCTGGAATAGGTGTTATCTGCGGGGCCGGTGGGCCCTTCTGGGCCAATATCGCCAGAGGGACCGGACGGAATAGGGAATGACAACCGCGAAGTCGAAGTACCCCCCGTCGTGGGCTTGTACCACACGACCTTGCCAGCGCGATTGCGGACCCGAATGGAATACGCTTGCACATTAGCGAAAACGTCCGATGGGGTGCCGTCCCGCACAATGACGCCCCCCGACGTGCGCAGCGGCTGCGCTGCCGATATAGTTAGCGCCTCATCCCAATAGACTGCGATCGGGTTCTGCTCAGGGTCATCATTCGGAACGCCAAGATAAATTGCCCCGCCCTCGAGCGCGGTAGCGTCCAAATCGACAAATACCTGATATGCCAGGTCAGCCATGACGGCTATACTCCCTTGATGCGGTCATGGTTGAAGCCCTTCGGATGCGCCTTGCTGGTTGCTGCCCTGCCCATCGACTGGGGCGGCATGATCCTGGCTTTCATCCGCTGCGAGTCGTGCAGCCGGGGCCCGAAAAGCGTCTTGGAGCCGGGTTTGAAGCGCCAGCACATCGTTAGCGATTACCGGCTCAGCACGGGCGATCGCCGTTAACCGCTGGACGTGAGCCTGCTGCGCACGGATGTTCGGCTTCTTGGGTGCTCTGGCCAGCCAATTCAGGAAGGTCTTGGAGGTTAGTACCTCTGCCCGAATACGCTGAAGGGCGGCGGGGGCCGCCAGTGCCACGCCAGCACCCCAATGGCCTAGCATCGTCGCACCGAGCGCTGCCAGCAATGAACCCGAAGTCGCATTCGCAGTCAGCGCACCCGCCGTATTCGACGTGTTGCGCAGCGCCTCGCTTTTCTTCACCCGCTCGGCAATCTCAGCCAGCGCGTTGAAGTTCGAACGCATCTCACCGTCACCGAAAAGCGTCGCCTTCGCCTGCGGCGTCATCTCGTTCCAGCGCGTGAGGAACCGTGCGATCGAAAACGCATCACCGTCGGCATTCTGGCGTCCAGCCGACGCGCGGCCCATGCGATCAATGATCAGCGCCCGCGTGCCGTTCGCCTCTTCAGGGGAAAGGGCGTTCAGGCGCGACCGGAAGGCGGCACTATCACCACGATTATTCGCCAGGCGCTCGAACGCCAAGAAAGCTTGTTCGCCACTGAGCGACGCCATGGGATCGCGCGTCGATGCCGCAGCGCGATCGGCCGCGTCGTCCATGATGCTGCGCAGGCCAGCTTCTGGCAGCAGTGCGGATTTGCCGCGCTCGGACAGGCTATCCCACCGCTTCGCCAGCGATGCGGGATCGAATGTCTTGCCGCCGCGCTGGTCGTTTACGATCGTTGCCCGGATCGTCCGTGCATCATCGGCCGGAATGGAACGCATGACGCGGCTGAAGGCGGCGGCATTGTCAGTCGACCCGCTGCGCAGCAGGCTTTGCAGGCTCGCTATCGCCTCGTTAGGGGTGCGGTCCTTACGTTCACCAACCACGATCGACAGCGTATCGTTGATGCGCTTCATGCGACCGTCGTAGTAATTGTTTGCCCGGCGCCAGGCGCGCAACGCACCCTCGCCTTGCTGGCTGGCGGTCGCTTCCATGTCGTTGGTCAGCGCGCCGTAGAGGGCCCGCAGCTGGCGAGGTGCGATCTTTTCCGACAGGCGGGGATCGTCCAGCGCGTCACCGACGCGGGTGCGAAACTCCTGAAGGTCGCGCCAGGACAGTTGCCCACCGGTTTCCGCGTCACGAAGGATCGGCTGGCCAGCGGCGGTAAACTGCCCCGTATCTTCCTGCACCACGCGCGGGGTCACGGCGTCGAGATAGGCGCGCATACGGCCATTCTCGAACAGACGTGAAAGCTCTGGATTGCTTTCCATGCCAGCAGTCAGGTCGCGCAGCACGGCGCGGGTATTGCCAAGATTGGCGTTCGCTTCCTGCGGGATCGGCACGCGAGCATACAGCTCGTTCGCACGCTGCGCCGTCTGGTCTATGAACCGCGAAACGCCGCGCTGGGCAATCTGCCCCGCCCCGGTCAGGTCGTCCGGCGTGCCGAGCGCCGTCTGCACGGCACCGCTGGTTTCCTCCGCACGCTGCGCTTCGCGCCCGGCAAGGTCCGCGCTTCGCTGCTTGAGCGTCATGCCGACGTCGCTTGCAGTATCCGCCGCGCCGCCAAGCTCCTTGGTCCGGGCCCCGAAACTTTCGTGCAGATTGTCCGCCGCCTTACGAATCGTACCCCCACCGAAAGGGGTCTGAGCGGTGGCCTGCGTAGCGGCTGCCACCGTATCGTTGCCCAGATCCTGGGGCAGGATCGCGACGTTCTGTTCCCGCGCCATTTGCGCAATGCGCGACGCATCCGTCTCCGCAGGCATGGCCCGAAGGCGCGCGGCACGACGCGCGGCAAGCGCTCGGGCAAATCGGCCGCCGCCAAGCGACAAGGCCCCGCCGGTTACGCCACCCACAGCTCCGCCGATCCCCGCACCCAAAAGGCGGTCGCCTGCACTCCCGTTTGCATCACCCGCACCATAGACCGCGCCCACGCCCGCTGCTTCGGCAGCGGTGCGCTGTGCCAGCACACGATTGGCGATCACCCGCGCCTCAGCGACGGGCGTTCCGGCGCGGACGGCGTCGATACCAGCCGCCCGCGCTGCTGCTCGGGCGCCAAGAAACTCGACGCCACCTAGCGGAACAGAGCCAATCAGCTGCCCGGCAAACCGCGACCCGCGCCGGTTTTCCTCGTCGTACAGTTCGTAGCCACGGCGCAGGTTGACGTTATCGGCATAGGTCCCGCCCTGAGTGACAGTATCCGCCAACGCGCCAATTTCATCGCCAAAACCAAGCGTCAGGGCATTGTAGGCCCCGCGCGCCGCTGCGCCGGTATTACCGTCGCCCGCGTCGACCGGCTTAACCTCGATCTTGCTGTAATCGACACCAAAATCCTTGCCGCCCTTGGCGTAATAGTCTGCCAGCTGTTGCGCGTTCTCTGCCGACAGCACGCCCGCGCCATATTGCGCGTAGTGTTCACGAATCTGATCAGCCGACGGCTTCGTCAGCAGGAAGTTGTAATAGGCGCGGTTCTGCTCGGGCGTGAGGCGGCTGATACCGCTCTGCATCTGAGGCGCTTCGTCCGAAAACTGCACCTCCTGGTTGCCAGGGTTGCGAGGCCCCGGACCCTGAGGTGCCGGACCGCCAGAACCCGGCGGGGGCTGGTCGCTTCCAGTCGACGCGGCCCCCGTCGTGTCAGATTTCTGATCACCTCCTTTCGTCTGCTCGTTGCCGCTCAGATCGCCAATATATTCACCAAGGAGCGCGTCCACGGCTTCAGGGCGATAGCCGTTCGCCTTGAGATATTTCGTGCGACGGCTCAGCGCCTCGCGAATGATTTTCTCACGGCTCGCCAGGTTGGCGCGGATTTCAGTCGCAGCCATTGACGGGCTGATCGTCGTGGCTTCGTATGCAGCCTGCTCGCTTGCCGTCAGGGCTGCACCGAACAAATCATTGCGGATTTGGTTATCGACCTGTCGGAACCGTGCCCACCAGTCCCGCTGGCCTGGCGTGCCCCAGCCCGTTGCCGCCTGAATTTTGTTTTCCCAGTCACCCGTCAGCGTGTTGCCTGCGAAGTCATCCTTAAAGCCGCCGTTAGCAGCCTTCAGGGTGGCATAGGTCGAAACCTGATCCTCGACGCGCTTAGCGGCACTCTCCGGCAGCGACTTGTCGTTTTCCCCAATGCCAAACGCCTTGCGGATACCCGCCGTGCCGATCGACTTGCGGATATCAGCAGGGATTTCGCTAGGATCGTTGACGGTTTCCCAGCCGTCGCTCTGCGGATCGGCCATCACTGGCGCTTCCGGCGCTGAACGGCGCCAGTGGCAGGATCAATTCGATACTCGTAATTACCGGATGCAGCAGAACCGCCGCGCGCAAGGCGGGCCTCACGGGCGTCTGCCCGCGCCTCCCGGCGTTCTGCTCGAGCATCAGACGATTCCGCGCGACGGTCGGCTGTGTCCGCCCGCTGCTGCTGAATAGCAAGCGCGCGGTCCGCCCGCTCGTTATCAATGCGACGATCCTCCGCCTTTCCGCCGATGCCCAGGCTGTCCATGATACCTGCGGTGTGATCCGCGCCAACAAGGCCGGACATGACGTAGGACAGGTACGCCGTAGCGCCCTTCACATTGCCCGCCTTAATCATGTCAATAGCCGACTGCGTATGCGAGGTGTCGATGCCGCTACCCTCAAGCGCGGTGGCGCGATCGGTCAGCGTTTTGATTGCCAAGTCGTTCTTGCCCGCAGCAAGCGCGCCAAGCGTACCCGACGTGGCTTCGACTAAGCTTTGCTTTTGGGCTCGATTATAGCTGTCTCCAGCCTTAAGCAGGTCGCTCGCTTTGTCGGGGAAACGAATTGCGAGATCCCGCAGCGCTTGAGCGCTCGGGTGTAGCTGATAGTTTTTAACCGCCTCCAGATAGTCGACGTCTTTCTGATGGTCGTACTCGAACTTGGCCTGCGCCAGTTGCCTGGTCTGTTGACGCTCCGCAATCTGGTCTTTTGCAATTTGCTTCTGCTGGCGCAGTTGGATGCCCTCGCGAAGTGGCGCGAGGTTCACCTGCGTCAACAGACCGCTATAATTGATGGGATCGACCATCTCAGAACCCCGCTATCGTGCCAGCAATCTGGGCCATGGTGTTGAAGTTGTTGCCGACCACATTACCGCGAGCGATTTGACCGCCCGCAATGGCCGCGCCCTGCTGCTGGAGAAGGTTGCTGATGTTTGAAGCCGTCGCGAGTCCGGCATTGCCGACGCCTGCGGCAGCGTTCTGACCAAGGGAAGTCAGGCCGCCTAAACGGTTATATTGGTTGTTGATCACGTTGTTCAGGAGGTCGGAACGGAAGTTGGCAAGGCTGTTCTGCGTATTGCCGCCGCGTAGGCCGCCCGTGGCAGCTGCGTTCTGAAGAATGGCTTCCTCACCCTGGCGGACGCCCGTCGTGTACTCAGGGCCGGTCAGAAGCGCGTTCATCGCGTCTTGCTGTTGCGCAGTGCCGTTAAGGCCGATCAGTGACATTTGCTGCGCGAGCGCGCTGGACCCAGCCTTGACGAACGGGTCCTGCCGCTGTTCGTTCGAAATACGGGCGGCGCGCTGCTCTGCGATTGCGCTTTCCGCTGCCGATGCTTGGGTATTTGCCGCGCGCTCTGCGCCCTTAGCCGACTGGTTCGCGCCGGTAATACCTCCGAATACCGACCCGATGGCATCTCCGATGAACGACAAGTGCAGGCTCCGCATAATAGCTAGAGCGCTGCCCGGCGTGCGCGTCGTACTCGGACTTCACTTATTTACATGGTCATGAATCTGTGCGCAAGTATTGATATGCTGATTCTAGCCGCGCTGCTCATCCAGTCTGCATCGACGCTGTGCACCAACATTGGTGGCAACATGACGAGTTGCAGCACTGTAGGAACGTCATCGACGGGCCCGGTCGTGATAAACCCCTATCAACCCGGTATAATGCAAAGCGCCGTAAAGCCGGGCAAGCGGGAGAAGCGAGCTGGCGAGTTTATTTTAAAGGGGGACTGCAAAGGCGCTGAAGATTACGCCCTGAAGGAAGGCGACTTTATCCTTGTTCAGTCCGTCAGGTCGTATTGCCGAATTAAGGTGCTGGAGCGCAATAGCCCCAAGTAAACCACATCGGTTGGTACGCCGCCCACCCGACACGCCTGGCGCCTCACCCCCTCGTCCACGAACCCCAACTTGCGGCAATAATTCGCAGCGCTGGGCAGCGTCGCCAGCACGGGCGCGGTAATGCGCAGCAGTTCCGGCTGGTCGTGCCACAGTTGGTCGAGGAACAAGCGACCCAAGGCGCGGCCGGATCGCATGGCCGATCGCAACAGCGCCGCATGCACCTCGACTTCGCACGCCGTGTGCTGGATTACGACGAACACGCCCACCAGCGCGCCGCCCACATGAGCGCCGTGATAGGTCAGGGCAGGATGGTCGATATGGCCCGGCTCGCGTCCATCGTGGCGGATGCGCGCCGCCACCCATGGGTCAGTCAGCACGGCGTCTATCCGCGCAGCGTCATGGATCGGCGCAACGCCTATCATCAGTTTGTCAGCGACTTGTTTGCCCGGCCGTCGGTGATCAGCGCCGCGACGCGTGACGTCAGCGCCGCCACCTGATCGATAAGCGCCTGCATATCCGCCTGTGTGTAGGTCGCTGCCGCCGTGCCCCCCGTATAGGCGGGCAAAGCTATGCGCGAGGCTGCGGCGGCCGGGGCAGCGAAGGACGGGCCCACATTCTGCGTAACCTTCGTGCCCGCTAGGTCATAAGCGTCATCTGCCCGGCTCTGTGCCGCTTCTGCTGCCGCTTGCGCGCCATTGGCGCTGGTCTGTGCGGCATCGGCGCTGTCCTGGGCATTGCCAGCCCTCGTGTCCGCCTGATCGGCCTTCGCCTGCGCCTCTGCGGTGTCCGCAGGCGCGTCGACATAGACCGATTGCTGAATATCGCGGATCCACGCCACCCCGACCGGCGATGTCGCCAAGCCACTGCCGACCGCATCTCGATCGTTGATGAACGTCAGGTCCTCGCGCATCCTAGCCATTCAACGGCTCCAACTGCACTTCCAGCCGGGCAAACGCCACTGGCTCCTTGACGATGCCACGAAAGCGGAAGCCACGATAATTGTTGAGCCGTCCCAAACGGCGCCAGGCGAGGCGCTTTTCCGAACAGAAACGCTCTTGGCTCCATGTCTGTCCATCGTTGGTGTAGGACAGCGCGACGTTCGCCTTGCCGCGCACGACCAATTCAGCCTCATGGGCGATGGCTGCGCGCCCCTCATTGTAAATGAGCGGCGTATCGAACCGATAGCCCAGCGTGGCCCCGAACACCGTCGGCAACGTGGCGTCGACCCGGCCGATTTTATCGGTCGTGCCGCACCACCACTCATTGCTGATTTGCAGATAATGGCGAGCGGGCCACGGCTGATCGGCCGTCGCGCCACCGGAAAGCTTGCTCCACACGGGCAGGTCGAGCAACTGCGAGGCGGTCCAGTGGTAAACCCATGTTTCCGATGGGAGGTGCACGTATAGCTGATACAGGCCGCTGTTGTTCAGCGCCTCGAGTTCGACCTTTGACAGTTGGTCATCATTCAAATCCGCCAGCACGTCATCAAGGGCGCGCGGGCTGATCCGGATCGCCTGCCCGGCACCCGCCAGATAGATCGACGCCGTTTCATTGCGAGCGGACCCGCAGAAAGCGAACGTCTCCACAAACGGCGTGTACGCTCCGGGGCCCACAACACCCTTCGGGATTTGCGAGCCGCGCGAACGCTGGAACGGAAAGCCGGGCGTGCCCGCGTTGATGAATTTCTCGATCGTATAGCGGTTGAGGGCAGACACCTCGCCACGCAGGGCCATGACGCCAACGATGGGATCGGGGTCGGCTTCCGAACTGCCATATTTCAGCGGGTCGACGCTCGTGGGGTCCTTCAATTCGGTTACCACGATATATGAGCCGTCCGTGGTCATGAAATACCCGTCGGACCACGTGACGGACAAAACCTTGCCAAGATCCGGGTCCGTCACCTGGGTTAGCTTCGTGCCGTCCCAATAATACAGCCGCTCGGTTGACGCGATCGCAATGCGCCCGAAGCCCTCCGCGAACTGCACGGGCTTCCCGTCGTTGCCTACATCGCCAAGAACCGTGGCGCCTGCGTCCGTGACGCTCAACAGCGAAGAGCCCACCACCCGCAGATGAAAAGCCCCGAAAATGGCCGCGCCGCGATCAGCCCCCGGCATGGAATGCACAGTGGCGATGCCCGGAATGGTCTTGAGATACCCCTTGCTTACGCCAGTGCCCGAACCATCGCCAGGCTCTGCGATCGGCGTAAGATTGATCGGCACCGATCGTTCGAAGTCGGCAGACGATCCACCATAGATGCCGCTGATGAGCGGGATTTGCGCCATCAGTAAACGAACCGGCGATAGAACCGGTCACCCCCGCCGTAGATGCGCTTGCTCGCACGGCGCTCGGTCGGAACGACGGTCACCTTACTGACGCATAGGTCATAGCCACGCTTGGCATCGCGCCGTAAGTCGCCAGCAGGCATCTTGCCGAACTCCGGCGCCAGACGCATAGCGAGGTTGTTCCAAATCGCCGCGTCAGCCCATAAAGGCGTGGTCATCTCAACGCCGTCATTATCTTCGTCGTCGCTCGGCACATAGCCAAGAGGCACGCCGTTGCCGTCCCATTCCGCCAGCATCGCGTCCAGGGTCGTGCGCGCATCAGCGCGCTCGTCCGGGGTGACGTCAAATTCGTAATCGGCAACGCCAATCCGGCTGAACGCGCGGCGCAGGATCACAGCGCGGGTAGTCACGACGAACTCACATCAGAGCGAGCGACCGCGATCACCGAGACGGTGGCACCGAATGCCGTGCCGCCAAAGACGTTGTAGTTTGTAAGCGGCGTGACGACATTGGAGTTAACAGCCGCGATCGTCGTCGCAATGGCGATCAGCGACGTCGAAACTGGCGTGATGTTGGGCAGAAGCTGCGCCCGCGAACCCTGAATCGTCACCCCCGTAAAAAGACCGGTGGCATCCTTGATCCACCCAAGACCGCGCAATACGAGAGGTTGGCTGCCTTCCGTCGCGTCCGTCTCGGTCAGGTTCAAGCCGGGCTTGTACACGAATGACCGGCTGAACATGGCGGTTGCCTTGCCCATGATGTCAAGCGTCGCATAGGTCGTGCTGGTCAGGCGGGGATGCTGATGGTCGGCTCGAGCATATCTGCTATCCGCCACGCCCACGTCCCCGCCCGTCTTTTCCTGTTGCGGTGTCGTGGTCGCTGCCTGCGGAATCTGCGCCTTGATGGCGCTGACGTCCGCCGCGCTGGCGGGGGGAGTGTAACCGATACCGCTCATGTCACCACCTGTGGTTTGGCTGCAATGACGGGGGCTGCTGCTGCCTGCTGCGCACCGGAGCCGGGATGCGTCCCATCCGTGCAGTTGCTGGTCGAGACGACCGAGCCGACCGCATGGGCCTTCTTGACCGAGTAGAACGCAGGTGCCTTGACCGTGAACGTGCCGTTATTGTTGTTGACGATCGACGTGCCGATTTGCGGCCCCAGCTCGAGATTGGCGGTGCCCGGCTCGAACACCAGATACTCACCTGTCTTTGGCGCGGTGTTGGTCGTGATGACGACATTCACATTGCTGATGTCGTTGCTGACTGCGAGTGCAGCCGCCAACGTACCGCCACCGGCTGCCGCCAGGTCGGTAAGCTTCCACTTCGGCACACCCGTGCCGTCGTCCGGCGCCTGATACGCGGCGCGCAGGTCGACCGACAGCGATAGCGGGCTTGGCTTGGTCATGATCCAATTATTGACCGTCTGAAGCGCGGCTTGGCTGTTCAAACCGTTGCCCGTCTGGTCCGCCAGTGTCGTCCGGCCCATCGTCGCATCAACGGTGCGCGGGGTAACCGTTGATTGAACAATCGGCACTCCCGGGAAGGTCTGCGCCAGGAATTGCCACCAGCCCAGCGAGCGCGCCATCATGTCCGATGTGACGGACGCAGCGGTATCACCCGAGTTGAAGCCCATGGCGGAAAAGTCGTTGCGCAACCCCTGCGACCAGATGACAGAGAAGGGCCACACCTGACCACTGTTCAGGGTGTTGCGGATATACGACAGGATCGCATAGCGCAGCCCGAAGCGGCCGGGCGTCAGGTCCATGAAGTCGATCATCTGCGCGCCGTGGTGACCGAAATTGCCGACACCAAACCGACCGGTCGTGGTGTCGTCATCCAGCCCGCGCGTGATACCGCCCACCATGCCGCGCGCACTGGCCAGCTGCGGAATATCATCTTGCTGGGTGATGCTGTCGCCAATCTCCAGCACGCTCGGCTGACGGCTCCAGGGCACTAGGACGGCGATCGGAGAATAGCCGTTGGTCGTGTTCGCGGTGATGCCGACGCCATTAATTGCCCCACCCGCTGCCTTGGACATATCTGGCGCGGAGAGATGGCGGCGGAGTTCGCCAAGCTGACCCATGCTGGTGAAGCCGCGCGGGCGCGCGGCACCCACGCCGGGCGTGGTGATGGAGTGGCGCAGGAAGCCGCCCGGAAACGCGGACGGAATGGGATCGCTGATGACGAACCCGCCGTCAGGGATGGATACGCTGGTCGCACCGTTGAACGTCAGCGGCGTGCGAGTACCACCCCCGTTCGCGGCGGTGAACGCCACGACGTAATCCAGCGTGTTCGCGTTGCCCGGCCTCAGTTCGCGAGCCGTACCGGCAGGCCGGTTGTTCGGATCAAGACCGAAATTGGTGAACACCACTCGCCAGCCTGCGGGCTGCGCGGGCAGATACAGGTCCGCCAATTCCGTTAGCCGGGTCGAATCGCCGGAGGTCATCCGGTATAGATCGGCGCCGATCGTACGGAAATTCGACTGGCCAAAAACCCATGCCGATCCTGAGGGGGTGCCAGCGCGGGAGCCAGCAGCCAGGGGCCACCCACTGAGAAAAGCGCGGCTGGTCACGGCATGCGGCTCGCGACGATGAATAGGCCCACAGGCGAACCGGTAATGACGGCCTTGATGATGGCGTTCGAGCCAAGGCCGGTCGGCTGCGTACGATTGGCGGTGAACGGCGTTACGGCCGATCCGTCTTGGTTCGTCAGGTCGGAATAGGTCGAGCCATCGGCGTCAAGAAATTGGATCTTGGCGCTCCCACCATTCCAGTTCGAGGCGACCGCGCGGATTTGATAATCCCCGCCAAAGGCGGTCTGCGGCGGTGAAGCCACGCTATTGTTGACGAGCGGAAGCGTCTCTTGCTTGCTGCCATATTGGACGGGAGCCCCGCTGCCATCGCCTGCGACAGCCGCGACGAAGAAAGGGTCTTTGGCGCTATCGCCGATACCACTGCGCATGGGCACCTCAGAAGATTGGGGCGGCCCGCAAGCCGCCCCGGTACATCACAAGTCGGTGATGCTCGTCATGTCGTTGGTATAGGCGGGGCCACCGCCAGGCAGTTCATCCGCCTTCAACTTCAGCCGCTTCATCATCGCCTTGACGTAGGGCGTACGGTTCTTGCCGTTGCGCTCGAGCGCCAGCAGGCCGTAAACCTGCGTGTCGGTCAGCTCGCCTGCGTCCTTGGCGTTGCCCTTGATGAGGTCTGCGAAGGCGTCCGGACCGCGCTCCAGATGGAATGCGATCAGGTTGGTTTCGTCGCTGCCCAGATAGGGCGTGACAGCGGGTTCGCCAGGCTGCGCGCCGTCGGTCAGCGAGCGGCGGGCGTCCTTGGCGTCCTCCTTGATCGCCTCGATGGCGCCCTCGTGGCGGGCGTCCTTGGCCTCAGCATCGCTGACCGTCAGGCCAGCGGGTGCGTTGTCGGCAAGGTTGGTGCCGGTCGTATCGGTCTTGGTGGGCATCGATCCGCTCCCTTATGCCTGGTTGAACATGGTGACACCGGCCATGTCCGGCGCGAGCAGCGCCGTACCAAAGTCGATGTCGAGACGGGCCTTGATCGCCAGGTCGTTGATATTGCCCTGGCGGGTGTAAGTGATGGGCAGACCGAACTTGGGGGTCGTCGCCTTCATCACGGCCCAGCCGTCACCCTGGTCGACCTTGAACGAGCCAGGCAGCAGCAGCACAGCCTTGCGCGAGAAGAACGGGTTAAGCTCTGCGACCGTGGTGTTCAGCCACGTCAGGGCGGCGCCATTGGCAGGCGTTGCGGTGACGTTCTGATACTCACGACCGGCGATCGTGTTGCCCTGGTTCGAAATGAGCGAAGGCGCGATGGTCAGCGTGTTCGTGGTCGTGTTGACCGCGATGACGCGGAACGTCTGAAGCTGGCCAGTGTCCTGCTTGGAGATGCGATGCACCGCGTTGACGCCGGGAATCGTAAACGCGTCACCGGGCTTCACGCCACCGATATTGGCCGCGCTGACGACAAGCTGCGAATAACGGTTGTCGCGGTTGACCTGCTCGCCATCCGGCTCGGTGGTGTAAGCGGCGGGCTCCCAATACTGGTTGGCGCCGTTAACCGACGTGACCCCGCCAGCAGCAGGCTGCAAACGGATCGGCTGGTCATCGCGGAACACCTCGAAATTGGCGATGTCGATCAGCTTGGAACGCTGATACGCGCTCAAGCTGGCTTCACCCATGGTCTGGCGGCCCGCGAGGTTCGACGCCATGCCGATCGACGCCCGCGTGCCGACGAAGGCGATACGGTCTTCGGCAGGCACACCGATTTCGTCCATCTGCGCTTGGCTCAGCGCCAGGTCGTCATAGCCCGACGGTGCGACAGTGCGCCGGGTGAAGATGGCGGCTTCCATCGCGACACGACGACGAACAGCCGCGTTGACGTCTGAGCCCAACTTGGTCTTGCCCGCGTCCATCCAGCGCTGCATCGCGCGCGCGTTGCGCAGGTTCTTGGACGATAGCGTCTTTGGGCTGGCCTTGTGGAAGCCGACCGACGCAGGCACGACCAGTTCGGTCAGGCCGTCGAAGTTGCTGGTCTGGTCGAAGCCGTCATACGACGAACCAATCATCGGCGTGTCGACCCACACGCGATCGCGCGTGTAGACCATCTCTTCCGGCGTCAGTTCATCGAAAAGGGTGGCGGCTTCGGCATAGGAGAACTGGTCCTCGAACGAGGAAACCATCTTCGTGAACGCTACGCGCTCTTCCTTGAAGAAACTGGATGGCATGGGAAAACCCCTGAGTAACGGTGGAGAGCTTTCGCTCGATCTGCCGATACTCAGGGGTTCGCGGGACCCTGGCGCCCGATGGCTGCCTGATTAAATACGCGAACTCGCGTTAGGATGCAAGAGTTTCTGCATCCTCACGACGCGGGCGGCCGGGTCCGCGTTTTGCCACGTCGACAGTGTGCCCGGCCGGAGTAGTGGATGGTACGAGCTGGGCATCCCGCTCATCACGGCGCGCCAGTTCAGCCTTCAGCGCGGCGATTTCCTCGTCCTTGGCGGACGCACCCTTTGCGACCGGGGACTGCTCGCCATACGCGGCGCTTGGAGAAATATCCCAGCCCTCAGCGAACAATGCTTCGGCTTCGTCCACCGTTTCTACGATGGCCGTATCGCACAGCAGGCCACCGAACGAATTGAGCGTGACGACTTCTACCGGCTTGCCGAACTTGTCATAGTGCAGGACATTTTCGACCGGCGCATCCGTCTTGCGGTATAGCATGCGCGGATATGCGGCGCCGATGTCCTCGCAGGTGTTCATGCCACCGGTTGCCAGCAGCTTGGCTTCATCGACCAGCGCCATGCGCAGGCGGGCGGCTTCGACGGCAGAGAGCTTAGCCATTGGTCTTCTTCCTCATGTTCGTGTCGTAACGGACCAGCGCACTGTAATCGCCGGAAGCGTCGGCTTCGCGCTCGAGCCGTTCACGCTTGGCATCCTTACGGTGACCGGCTCCCGTGCCGCCGCTGTTGCCTTCGGTGGCGTGACGGCGCTCTGGGGCGGTGCTGGGCTTCCTGCGTTGCACGTTGACTTCCTTTGCCATGACTGCGGCTGCGGCGATGAACTCAGCCCAGCTTTCTTCCTTCGCCAACTCCTGAAGCTCGGTCGTTTTTGCCTCGTTCCCGCGCAGTGCGACGACGAACGACGGTGCCGCCTTGCCTGCGGCCTTGACGATGAACGCGCGCTGCTGATCGGTGAACGTGTCCTCAAACCATGCCAAGGCGGCATCCTTGCCGGTCACGCGCAGGTCGGCATAGCCCGCGTCGAAGTCACGGCTCTGCGCTTCCCAGCGTTCCTGCTGGCGGCGGGCGGCCTGCTGCTGCTCGGTTTGACGCTGCTCTGCCGAACGCTGGCGTTCACGCCATTCCAGCAGGTCCTTTTCGAACTGCTCGGGCTTGTCCCAATAGTCGTCCATGTCGGGCTTGGGTCCGACTTCATCGACCTTGGGAGCCTGAGCGGCCTTCAGGGATTTGTTTTCGCGCTCGATTTCCCGCAGCCGTGTGCGCAGGTTCCGAATGCCTTCGGGTTCATCCTGCGTCTCGACGGCCTGCTTGCCCCAGCCGATGACGTCCTGTTCGTCGTCATCGGTGCCGGGCTCGCCTTCGTCCTGGCGGTCATCGTCCTCGTCGTCCGTCTCATCGTCATTATCATCCCCGGCATCATCGCCAAGGTCGAGGTCGGGTTCGTCCTCGCTGAAGTCGTCTTCCCAATCCTGCTGGTTAGGCTGCGTCGCCATTCGTGCCTCCCGTTTGCGCGGCCTGGCGTTCGCGCATGTCAAATTCGGTTTCCGTGCGAGCCGCATCGAGGTCGAGCTTTTCGTCCGCGCGGTCGCTGTCCGTCTCCGCCTTCACCTCCGCGAGGATCTGCTGACGGTCGGCACGGTCGATACCGGCAAGCGCGGCGGCAGCATCGGCTTCAGCCTTGCGCGCCTGCGCCTGAGCGGTGATCTTTTTTGTCTCGGCTTCCAGACGGCCGGTTTCAGCCTTCGTTACCTCCGCCTGAGCCGCGATCATCTGCGCCTGCGCCAGCAGGACGTTGGGGTCCTGCTGCTGGCCTTCTGCCTGCTTGGCGGCCTCAATCTCGAGCTTTTCCTGTTCGTTCGGCTCGATCCATCCAGCGCTGACACCGAGCTTGCGAATGAACGAGCGGGGGCCTTCGAAGCCTTCGCCATCCATGTTTAGGACAGCGGTGCCCAGCATAGCCGAACCTATCGAAAGTGCGGTCTGATCACCGGCCGTAGCGAACGTGGCGCAAACCTGCGCGGTGTTCAGGCACGATTTGACCGTGGCGTCCTTCCGGGTCTTCGTCGCAGGCCCGACGTCCACCAGCACGTCATACATGCCTCGCGTCAGGTCGTTGGCCAGATACTGTCCACCATCCCCCTGCTTGGGTTCAGCAAGGGTAATCTGCGACTTGCCGCCGTTCTTGTCGATCGCCGTCATCTTGCGGCCTTCCTCGACGTAAAGCTCTTTGGCCTGGCCAAGCCAGATGGTGCCGGTACGCTCGAGGGCGATTTGAAAATTGTCGTGCCACAGGAAGTCGTTCACGTCGCCCCGGTCGTTGACCAGTTCGATAGCCGCAGCTGACGTGTTGGCGGGCACGGTCTCCGCTGCTGCATTGGCGCCCATCAGGGCGTCAATCGTCGTGTCCATTACCTGCATCAGCGCGGCGGTGGCAGGCTGCAATTCGTTAGGTTCAACCCACGACGTGGGTCCGGCGGCTATGATATTGTTGCCCTCAGCGTCGTAGATCGGCTTGGCGAGCAGGTACGCGGGCCGATCGACCTTGTAGGTTGCCCACGCCGTGCCCAGCCCGCCGTCCATCTGCTCGGGCGCGAAGACCGGAATCTTATGCGTCGGGCCGTTGGCGTCTTCCGCCAGGTTCGACACGACAAGGTTGTTGATGATCGTCGCGTCGATCGCCGGGCGAACCATGCCGCGCACGCGCTCAATACCGTCGACATAGCAGCGTTCGGCATAGAAGGGCACCAGCGGGATATTCGGGCCCGCAATGAACCCTTCGTCGTCCAGCACCTCCATGCCGTTCAGCAGATACTTGTGGACCTTCTGGCGACGGATACGGCGCTTGCGAACCTGACGATAACCCCGCGCGCGAAGCTCATCCTCTAGCTTACCGTCATCGGCCTTCAGGTCCGCATCGTCGTGCGTAACTTCCGGCGCTTCAATGCCATCGATCCCTTCAAGCACGGTCTGCTTGAAGGTGCGCCGGACGACCGAACGGTCCTCGATCTCGTAATATTCCGCCAGGGTGATCGTGTCAGGGCGGGTCCACTCGTACTGCCACGGATAGCCGGTCAGGTCGGTGAAGGTCGACGGGGAGGCATCGGGATGCTGCTCCTCGAACGCGTCCTTCGTCATGGTGAACAGCAGGAAGGCGTGCCGAGCGTCAGACTTGTCCGGGTTCTTGGCGTTGATGTCGAAAAACAACGACTGGTCAGCGTCGTAAATGGCTTCAATGCCTATCCGCTGATGGTCGTTATCCTCGTCGCTTTCATCCTCATACCGCGCACGGACCCGCCAACCGCCCCGGCCGCCGTGGATGCCTTCGGAAAAGCCATTATCGTACGCGAGCTGGCCACCACCGATGCTGTCGTTTTCATCAGCCCGATACAGCCCGTCGAGATTATCAACACTGGCGTCGTCGCCATCGTCCTTAGGCTTAAAGTCCACCGTTTTCCGCGACGAACGAAATTCACCCATGACACGACGGATCGGGCGCAGGAACTTCGGGATCTCGAACCGCGCCGGGCCGCCAGTCTCTTCGCTATCCTCGTCCTGAGGCGTGTTCGTTCCGTCCCACTGCGCGCCACGAACAGCGGCAAAGCGACGATCGAAGAGCGATTGAAGACGCTCTTCGCGTTCCGCCTCCCATATGGCATCGAAACGGCGCATGGCGCGCTGATGCACAGCGTCGAGACGTTCCTGTTTCGTCTGGCGGTTTCGCGTCCGGTCGTCGTCATCCTCAATCATGCGGGCCACCGCGCGTCACAGAACCGACGAAGGTTGCGCACCGGCGCTTCAATCTCAGGGCACAGAAAAGCATCGCGCCAAAATTTGAGACAAGCCGACATGGCAAACTCGCGACCGAGCCCAAAGCGCGCGATCGCGGGAACGGATTTGTGGGTGTTCTTCGCGAACACATCAAACCGAACGCGATCGGTCGACGGCTCATGCCAGATGCTCCAGCCGCGACCCTTGCCGATTACGACAATATCGTCTGTCATGACATAATCGGAAATGCTCATGACCCGACCAGATACGCGCACGCGCGTGCCAAGTCAGTTAGGCTTAATTAGGCTTAGCCCTCTCCCTGCCAAGCTTTGATCGCATCAACAGCGATCGCAACGAATTGCGCTGAAACGGAAGGCCACTCGTCCCACGAAGCATACCCATTGTGAATAGATATGACACGCGCGGCTTTTTCGACTGGCGACAGAGTGGACCAGCGGTCCGCATGTATGCGCATATCTTGTTCGATAAAATCCGATAGTACATCGGATAGCAGAACTTTTTCAGCCACAGAAAATCTCGACATATCCCCACCCTACGTAATTTAAAAATGCGTACGCTTACCGCCTAAACCCCGACGACATGCGCGGGATCGGCGCCGGGGCCGCTGCCTTACGCTCCACGGGCGGCTTGCGCACCGCCGCTGTCTCGAATGCCTTGTACCCGTTGCTGAACTCGTCGTGGAGCGCTTTATCCTTCCACACCCCGAGATGATCGTTCCATTCCTTGCGGTAGCTGTCCAGGCAGTCGACCAGTCGCTGACACCGCGCCTCGTCAATGTAGACCTGCGGCAGGTAGCTACGCGACGCCTGAATGCCGACGCTTTCCGTGGAGATGCGCGGCACAATCCGGATAGGCTTGATGCCCAGCTCTTCGCCATGCTGCTTTGGGCTCTTGGCGTCCTTGCCCAAGCGACGATGATCGCCATCGTGCGGGAAATAATGCTCGCTGTAGATATAACCCTTATCCGCCAGCACCTTGGCGTAATGCTCCAAACCTTCACCACTATTCTCGTAATAGTCGATCAGGCGGCGTTCCATACCCACGTCCTGCCAGAAGCATATCGCCATGGCATCGCCGACGCCTAAATCCCAAGTCGTGTAGACCGGAATATTGAGGATCGGGATACGACAGATGCGCCCTTGTGCGCGCATCTTCTTCATTTCGGTTCCGAAGTAGGCTCCCTCCACGCTCGCCTCGAACGCCTCATCCGGCGTGGATGGAAATTCCTGCTTCATCTTATCGCCTTGCTGCTGGTCCTTCTTGATGTACCAAGCGCGCTGCTCCCGGCTCAGCTTGACACCGGCCGCGACCAACAACGGGTGCACCTCCAGCTCAGCGAAGTATTTGGTCATCTCCGCCGTCTCGGTCACATCGGCGTCGAGCACGCATGTCTTGTCCGACCACCATCCGGAGAAGTGAAACTTGAAGTCCAGCGCCGTCAGTGGAGTGCCCTGCACCGCGAGCTTCTGCGCAGCGTCGCACATTTCCTTGAACTCCCCCGCCCGGCCTTCCGCCGTCGACTCCACGGTGATGCGCTGGCCAATGTTGACGGTATTGAACGCACCGGATTTCACTTCCTTCGCGCGCTCGGGATATTTCGCGCACAGCTTGCCGAACTCCGAGACATGCAGGATTTGCAGCGTGCCGGAGCGCAGGGAGGTGCCGACGCGGATACGCGATCCGTTGTTGAAGCGGAGGCTGTCCGCGCTGTCCTGTTCCGCCGATCGCAGCTTACGGAATGGCGGCGGCAGGCTGTCATACGCGAACCGGATCTTGTCTTGAAAGAACGCCTTGGCGTCGTCCAGATTGTGCGCGATCACGCCCGCAGAGGTGTTGGGGATGAACAGGCAATCGTCCAGCATGTCGAGCTGAATAACCGTCGTGAACCCCTTCTGGCGCGACTTCAGCACCACGTCGAGATACCAGCGGTTTGCCATGTACTCCGCCTGGTCCTCGTTCATGCGGAACGGGACCCTGCGGCCTTCTTTGTTCTTGATGTCGTAAAATCCCCCGCTCAAGCGCGAATGCTTGTCGGGGTATTTATTCATCATGGACTTAAGAAATTCCCGCTCAGCAGGGCTTAACGTTCCCCCAGCCACTTCGCCATATCCTCCGGCAAATCATGTTCAACGACAGTCTTGTCCCGCCATTGTTCGGGAACGCGGTTCTTCAACCAGAATATAGCGGCGGTCGTATCGGGCGGATAGTGTTCGACATAGTCAGTCTTAACCACCTCACCTTCAACGCTCATGATCTTTACCGCATCATGACTGTAGCCAACCGCCTTGCGGTACAACGACTGGACCACGCGTTCATCAGCAGTTGCCTTGCCGACCTTTAAGGCCTCCGAAAACTCAGGCTCGGTGTGCTTCCAAAGGTACAGCGTGCTTTCCGCTACGTCGAAGAACTCGGCCGCCTCGCGATCGGTGGCGCCAAGCGCAGCGAGCTTGCGCGCCTGATCCACGAACTCGGGCTTGAACTTCTTCGGTCGACCGACGCGCCGGGGTTCATCATCAGACATGGGGCTTATCCTTCCTCTTAAGGTTCCGTATCCGGCTGCGGACGGACCATGCGGTCCGCCCCAGCTCGGTTGCGATCATGTGGGCCGTCATACCCTTGCGGACCATGCGGCGCAGCTTCCGGTCGTCCTGCACCGTCCACATGCGGCGCTGCCCTTCCTTGGCTCCAAGCAGGCGCGTTACCTCGTCAGCCGTCAGCGGGCGGACGCGGCTCAACTGGTCTGCGAAATAGGCCGCGAGCATCTTATCCCTCCTGTTCATTGGTGATCGCACCACGCTCGAGAACGCGAACAATGGCGCGGGCCTCATCGAAAGCCATGCGCGCCTCCCGGCCGATCACCCCGACCGGGTATTTATTCTTGCAGGGCATGGCTGCCATGCCGCGCACAAGCGCCTCCATGCGCTCGCCAGGCGGCGGCTGATCCAGCCCACGGGCGATCAAGGTCGCAGCTACCCCCATCATCCGAGCGCCGCATTGCAGCGCGCCACGTTCGCCTCAATCTCGCGCGCCTTGTTGTCGACTGAGCGCGCCAAACCTGCCAAGTCACCTTCAAAGCCGTCGTGGAATACGTCCGGAGAGCCCTGCCCATCACCGATACGACCAGCCAAGCGGCCCGTTGCGGACTCGATCGTGCACAACCGCTCATAGGCCCGGCCCAGGATCGCCATCACGGTCATTGGATCTCCGCCAATCTGAGCGGACAAGTCGGCAGAGGACTTTGCGTTTTCCGCAAATTGCTCGGACGCCCCGGCAGTGCGCGAGCGGTAAATTGCCTCCGAAGAGGCAGCCCCCGAAATCGACCCCGTTTCGTATTTACGCGCGTCAGCAGGCACGGGGACGTCGGATTGGAAATAACCATTCATCGTATTCACTCCTCTTTAGAAAAATTCTGACCGGAAGCCCCCTTGCTGTTTCGGAGAGGTCCGGGTACAATCCCCCTAGCCCTGTAGGGGCGTAGGGGATTGACCCTCCCCACGACAGCTCGCCCCGTCACTGTGAGCCCTCTAAACACCACTGCCAGACAGGAACCCCGCCAGCCGCACGGCGCTGGCGGTAATAGGTCGTCACATCCTTGGCGCTGTTGCCCACGGTGGCGCTGTCAGGCCCTATTTCCTGCACCGGACGACCCTTCAGCAGCGCGACAAGCCCCAGGCGATCGTATCGAGCGTGCAGCGGGTTCCGGTTCACCCCGAATACGTCGAGCGTGCCCCACCCTGCCCTCAGCGCGTCCTCTGCCCACAGAGCGAGGAAGGCGCGGGCATCGGCAACCATCTGATACCAGCGGCCATGGTAGAACTTCATGGCTGGCGATCGGCGCAGGAGCTGGACCCCGGCCGTCCAGGCTTCGACCGACGGCGGCGGCGGGCTGGCCGGAATGCCTCTATTAAGTGTCGCAACAAGTGTCGCAGCGGCAGGAGCCGCTACTTGCGACAGTCCAGAATAATCGCTGCTTTGCAGAGGCTTGACCCAATTATCGCCGGTTACTGCGACAGTTGCGACATCTGCGACATGGCAAGCGAGCTTGGCCGAAAGGGCGGCGGCGAGGCGCTGGCCTTCAGTCTCGGGGCGGCCGGTAGCGGGCACGATGGCAGGGTTTGCTACCGATGCCTTTGAGCGCGCCGTACCAACGTCTTGTGCTACCGCTGCTACCGTTGCTACCGGCAGGTCAGAGGTGCCATTTTTCGGCAGTTTTCTGCCATTTTCAGCGGTAGCAAAAGCGGTAGCCCGGCCTGCTACACTTTCGGCATCAACCCTATCCGCGCATCCATTTGCTACCGTTGCTACCGCTGCTACTCCATTCGCGGCGGTAGGCGAAAACGACGGTTTTACGCCGCTTTCAGGTGTAGCAGATGCGGTAGCAGGCCGGGCTACCGATCGCGTCTCGCGCCAGTCTACAGGGCGGTCGAACGGGTCCATCACGCCTGCTCCTCCGAGACGACGAAGAACGCATCCCGATAGAACTTCTCTTTGCCGTTCAAATTGAGGGTGGCACCGCCCTTGATCGGGCGGATATGTCCATGTTCTTCCAGCATCCCTAGGGCGCGCTTCAGGATAGCGGCGGGGCGGACAGCCTTCGGAGCGTACTGGCTCAGATGCTTGGTGCCGAACTGGTCCAGCCCCTTTTCCCTGATCCAATCAATCAACAGCTGGGCATTGTCGCTGTCCTCATCAACCGACCCGGCCCCGAACAGACGGATTGCCTCGTCGGCATAAAACCGCATGATCTTGATACCAGCGAGCAACGCGCCTTCGCTTAGGCCGTCCTGCTCCAGGGCGGCGGGCGTCCGCTCGAAATACGAAAGGACGGCGGCAAGCCGGGCGGCATTTTCCGGCATCTTGGATGCGAAGTCGCCAATGTCCTCATATTTGGCACCTGGCGCCATCAGCTCTTCGCAGTGGTCGGCAAACTGGATCCACAGCTTGCGAGCTTCAGGCGACAGTTTCAGCACATCAAATTGCAGTTCGCGGGTCGCCTGGTCCTTGAACCGCATGCCCTGACGCAGGCGCGCAGCAAGCTTTTCGTGATACGCCTCAATGTCAGCCCAGCTTTGATCGGTCGGCTCGCGCCAGAAACGCTTGCCTCGCATGCTCCGGGGGTATGCGACGAGCATGCGGCTCATCATGCCCTGGTCGCGAAGCGCTTTGTTGCCGAACAGCTTGAGCGCGACGCCGGGCTGCACCATCAGGTGGACCGATAGACGCCTGCCATAGTGTAGCTCAAACCCGGTAGCACGGACGCGCTTTACCGGCTTGCCGTCCCAAAGGTGCGACAGGGACGCGCCGGTCGCGGAACTGTTTTCGTCAGACATGCTGTACCCGCCGAGCCACGACGCGCCGTCGTCGGAGAAAAGCCCGAGCGAGGGCATTGCTTCGGCAAACAGCTTTTGCAGGCCGGGCACAGTGGCTTCATCCGTCAGAAGCACCCCAGCCGGGGGCTTCACGGGCGGCGGCCCTACGGCATTCAGCGCCGCCAATTTATCTTGCCGCGAACCCGTCCCTCTTTTCGCGTTGGCCTTAGCAGCCTCGTAAGCCGCCATCTCATTGTCAAAGAGCGCGTTCGTTGCAGCCGCCTCCTGGTGCAGCTCGCGTTCGCGCTCCATCACAGGCTTCAGGACCAGCGTGTCAGCCGTCGTCTTACGATCGCCGGACTGTGCCACCGAGAACATGAACAGCGATGTCGGAACCTGCTTTCGGGTCGGCAACTCGACGTTGTATCGAGATTGACAGACAAGCGCGGCGGCGCTGATTACCGACTGAGCCGCCAGCGCAGGAGACATTTGGACAATGTCTACAATCGCCGCGATCGCTGCCCCGATAGTCGGGCTCAGA